TGCGAGCGTTTGCAAGGCGTTTGCTTGGTCATAGTATTCAATGGTGGTAATCGAGATGGTAGGCCCATAGGCGAGCGTTAACCAAGGCTTATGAAAGCCTGCAAAGGTAGTTCTGCGTGTTTGCGTGATTAAACTAAGTTCGCAAGTCTTTTCGACATACTGTCTAGCAACGACTATCGCCATTGTTAGCCAAGAATCATCTTCCGAATGAGATATACGGCTATGCAACTTGATTTGTGCCAAGGTAATTGGCTCGGTTGCTGGCTCCGATAATATTTTTGTTGTCCAAGATGGTAGCATAATAAGGCCTTTTTAAGAAATCACCCTAGCAAAAGGAGGATAAAGCTAGGGTGATTGGAGTAGGATCAAAACCACAGACTAGATGGTCACAAAGTGCTTAACTGGATTAGTTCCAGCGTTTGCAAGTTTTGCATCTAATCGGTGATGAATCACCCAGCCAACGAGCCCAGAACTGGAATACAATTCTGATTGCCTGGTCAATTCGATGTTACTAACTTCGCGAATCTTATAGGCTGAGATATCACCGAACAAAGCAATCTTGCCTGCTGCGGTGGTCATATCGGAAGCCATGTCGTTACAAATAACGATTGGTGCGCCTAGTAAAGTCGTAGGCTCGCCAACATTAGGCCCGCCAAAAATCAAGAAGCCGGCATCATCCGTAAGATTCCGAAGGATCGCCAAGAAAGAGTCATGGAAGACCCAGCTTGCATTTCTTCGATAATTAACATCTACCGAATGATAAAGGTTTAATAAATCTTGGTAACTAACAACGTTATTAGTTATTTGCGTTGCGCCTAAGGTCGAACCAGTTACCAAGCCAGTTGGCTGGCCGCTGCCACTTCCTACGGCTAGATGTTCTGATTGACCTCGTGCCAATCTTTCGCCAAGGATTGTTCCCAGTTCAGATTCAAGATTGATACCTGAATCTTGGATCAATTCCCAAGAAGCTTGAATGCTTGCAGCATACTTATAGGCTCCAAGTGAAAACTGGCTAAAGGTGGCATTGGCTGCGGTGATTGCCGAGCCTTCGCCAACGATAGCAGCCTTAGAACTGGTATCGTTTACCATTGGCATCGTTAAAGGATTGCCGCCAGTGGTGCGGATGATCGAAGCCTTTTCACGAATGCCACCGAAAGCCAACATTGCTTTTTCAAGCGAAGCAATAAATTCAGTAGGAACCAAATAACCGCCAGCGCTATTAGTACCTACGGACAGATTAGCTCTAAGTTCTTCGGCGTTTCTGGATGCGCTGCGGCAAAGATCCAAAGTCAATCTGTCGGCATCGATGTTAAGGCCTGTTTCATTTGCTGCGCTTCGGATTTCATCGTTGACCAATTCAGAGCGCGAACCACCAGCAAGCCAACCCTTGATCGCAAGGCTTCGCTTTTGCTTATCGTTCTTGTCGCCAAAATCTCTTACGAAATTAGGTGCGGAAGAATAAACCTTGGAGCGTTGCACACTCGGTGTTACTGGTGCGGATGCCTTCCAAGATTGCAGTTTGCTTCGTGCTGAATCTGCGGAGGCAGTAACATCAGCGGCAGGGTCTGCGTTAAGCAGTGCGTCGATTTCATTAACCTTGGCTTCAAGGTCTGCGAAACGAGTTTCTTCTTCTGGTGTCCATGCGCGTTGTTCGCTGGTCATGGATTCGCCTTCTGCAATCAATCTGGTGCGCTCGGCGCGCAGTTCAACTTTATTCATTTCATACTCCAAAAAAAAATGCGTGAACGGCTTCGGAGACAATTCCAAAGCTGTTCACGCAAAAGCGTGGTGATCTAATTAATATTAGTGTACTAACAATATCTTTAATTAGTCAACTAAAAATTCCATTTCATCAACTTAATTCTTGCGATTGCTTGTTTTCTCCGTGATTCGGAGCGTTCAACCTCCGCAAGATTTCGAAGCGCTACGCTAGTATCTGGATAGGCAGGGTTGGCAGTCGGTGAGATTTCATAAAGCGTAACGCTTTCGAGCGTTCGAATCTTTTCGTTATTGACCACAGCCCAAGAATCCTTGTTGACAGTGAAGCCAAACGAAACACCGGATAAAATTCCTGCTCTGATTAACTCTCGGACATCTCTGCCGGTGGTGGTGTCAGGCAATACCAAGGAAAACTTCAAGCCTCTCGAATCAACGCTTAATTCCAGATTCGTTCCTTCCTTGCCTAAGACTTGGCTTGAATCGTGATTATAAAACGCCAAGACTTTGCCGCTTCGTTTATCAAATGCGGTAGGCGCTACAATCTCCCTGAAGCCTCCGAGGTTTTCAGATAGTGAAGGCTTACCGTTAAGATCGGTAAATACTGCGGCGTAGCCGGTAATCGTGTTGCCTTCGTTTTCGGTACGGTATTCAACTGCGTTTCTGCGTTCCATGTTTATATCTCCGTGGTGGTGAATGATGGAAGTAAGTTTGAACTTAGATAGCTAGGCAAAGCATTCTCGACAGCGGCAGGCAGGCCAGCAAAATTTGTATTGCCTGCTACATCGAGGAACTTTTCTTTCAAGTTGTTCGATGCGGTGGTTGCGATGAACTCCGCAATTTTTTCTTTGCCTTTGATTTCGAAGGCTTCGAGGATTTCATCAAATGCCATATAGTGCCTTTTCTTGGTTTGTTCGGTCAATTCTTCCAACTTCGAAACGAATAGCTTGTCTTTGCTTATTCGCTTTAGTGCGGTTGCTTCAATGGCTCGGAGCTGCGCCACCTTCAAGATTAAAACACGCTCAAGAATTTTGTTATCGCTGCGGTTTGGTGGTAGTGCGCTGCTCGGAGTGTCCACGCCTGGAGCCGTTACGGCAGGGCCGCCAGGTATAAGTTCCTTCACTAGTGCCGGTGCGGTTGCCGGTACTGGCTTGCTGTCCAAGGTTTCCATATTCATCGGCTTAAGGTAGTCTTCCATGCCTGCGATATCGCTATTAAGATTTTCCAGCTTGCGACAATCGCCAGCGCTCAACCAGCCCCATTGGCGGCCAATAGCCATAGATTCGTAGCGTGTTTTAATATCGGTGCGTAATACGCTTTTCGTGTCTACCTCGACATATTCGGCCATGTTGAAGATTAGCTTCCTTGAAATCTCCTGCTCCCATCGGCAAAGCCAAGGTTGCAGGCTTCGAAGGAATTGCAGGCTTACCGCTTCGATGTTGTCGCTAGCATCTGCGGCGCCAATTAACGATGGCGGAACGCGGAAGATACTTGCGATTTCTTCTCTTGAATACCTTTGAGTCTGTAGAAATTGCGCTTCTTCTGGATCTAATTGCAGCTTCTGAAACTCCAAGCCGCCTTCGAGGATCGCAACCCTTCCAGCATTACCAGCGCCACTATGGAAACTATCCCATGAACGCCTTAAACCTTCCTTGGCTTCAGGCGAAAGCTTATTAGGAAACTTAATAATACCGGCAGGCCTTGCACCATTTCGAAAGAAGCTTGCGCCATATCGCTGGCTTGCTAAATGCAAGGCGAAGGTTTCGCGCTGTAAGTAAAGCGGTGAATAGCCGGATAAGCCATCATAGGAAAGGCCGAGAAGGTGAAGCATATTTTTTGCTGGTATGCCCATATACGGCTTGCCGCCTCGGTAATCACCTGCATAGATCGCATACCAAACGCTTTCGGAATCGGTGTCAAAATAAGGCTGAACATTCGCCGTAGGAATATACCAAAGGCCGTTAACCTCGCCGTTAGCATCTCGGCTTATTTCTGCGTAAGCGTTTCCATGCAAAACCGCTGCTGCGGTCATGATTTCCTTGAAAGTGAATCCGCTATAATCTTGCGTAGGCTCGTTGTTCAAAATGAAATCAAGCTTCGAATCTAGTCTAATTCGATTATCGTCTTTTGTTTTTAGGTAGTGCTTGAACGGAAGTGTTGCCACGGTCTGCGATATCAAATTAATGCAAGCCCATACGGCAGAAGATCCGAGCGCCGTTTGCTCTGTCACTGCTACGCCTGAATAATTTGATGTACCATCAACCAGCATATTGCTCGAATACCGTCCAGTAGGCCGAAACATTCGCTGAACGATTTCAAGAAAATTCATAGTTGTCTCCTATTATTGTGATGCCGTCTTCAAGGTAGCTAAAATCTGTTTCCGTTGCTGTAGATGCTTGCCATCGGCCAAGAGCCATAATCATGGACATTACACCATCTACTTTATCCTTTTCTCGTGATTTTGATATCGCTATATTTCCATTTCGATCAGATATACAAACGGCGTTCGAAAACTCCCATTGCAAAACAGGATCATCAGGCAAGATTATTCTTTGAAAATTAATCCACTCTTCTAAAACTTTGGTCGGATTGTTCAAGTTTTTTAGCGTCTGGCGGAATGTTAGAACTTCAATATTATGATCGTCTTTTAACTTCCGTAGTGTTTCGGAGGCGTTCCATTCATCAACACCAATACTTTGAATCTGGAATTCCTCTGCAAGTGCTGCGATATCTTTAACGATTAGCTCTTGATTGATCCACTCGGTAGAGTGTTCGGTAATAAAATCATCTCGAATCCAATCATCTAGGACTTGAGCGCCAATAGATTCTCTTCGTGATTCGGTGGCGTACTTCGGACACCAATGCCAAACAAGGAAAGCGCCTATTTCTTCGCCATAAGTAGGCGGAAAATAGAGCGCAAAAGCGGACAAATCTCTCTTTGAACTTAAGTCTAAGCCACCATGACACACCCTATTTTTATATTTCTCGATCATTTCCTGTTTATTAATCTTTTCGCACTTCAAATACTTATCAATTTGAATCCAGTTTTGTTCCGCGGAGCCTTCCCAAAGATTCAGGTGATAGCGTTTGAAGTCCATTTCTTTGCTAATCGAGGTTTGCGCCTCTCGGCAACTGTCTTCAAGAAACTTTTCATTCAAGGAAATTCCGATATTTGGATTCGCTTTGAGCCATTGCGCCGGATCTTTCCAATCTGCGCCTTGGTCTGCGGCGTAAATAACCGGTAGGAAAGTTGGATCTTTAATCGATCCATCCATTACCTTTCTTGCGTAGGAGTGTTGAGAGTATCCAAACGAAGCTTGAGTGCCTGCGGTGGTGATCATCCAAAACGCAAAGTTTTCGCGCGATCCGCCAGCGGTGCGCAATGCGGTATAGAGTTCATCATTTCCAAGGCAATGGACTTCATCGAGGATACAAAAGGAAGGGTTAAGTCCATGCTGGCGCTTGGCATCTGCGCTAATCACTCGGTAGATTGAATTCGTTGAAGGAACTGCGATTTCGTTTCGTAACACCTTGCATCGTCTCGAAAGGATTTCGGAGCTTAATACCATTGTTTTGGCGGAGTCGAATATGATTTTTGCTTGGTCGCGTGTACTTGCGGCGCTGATTACTTCAGCTTGGCCGCCATCGCCCAATAATGCGAATAGGCCAAGAGCTGCTACGAGCGTTGATTTGCCATTCTTGCGGCCAAGTTCTAGCCATACTTGTTGGTATTGCCTTTGGTTATCTGGTGTTAAAGTGTCGTAAAACTTGACTAGCAAATCCTTTTGCCATTGCGCAAGCGTAAACTTTTCACCGGCAAGCTTACCTTTGGCGTGTGAACAATACTGTTCAATGAAGTGAATAGCTTTCTTGCTACTACTCATTGCTCATGTCCGTAAATAGGTCATCGTTATTACCCATCATCGGAACTTCAGAAGGATAGTCGGCAGGCGTTCCAATTCTTGTAAGTTCGTGCCTGGTTGCCGGTGTCAGGCGAAGAGCGTTCGCAAGTTTCAGCGCCAGGCTTTCCAATGAAATTATTTTTCCAATGATCGGCGAAGGCTCGCCGGTATCATCTACCAATCCATGCGTGGCAAGTTCTCGCTGAAGGCCAGCGATCAGCGCCAGCGTATTAGCCAGGCTAACTACCGCTTGCGTTTCATGCCTGGCAATGAGCGTAGCCGGTGCGCTATTCAAGATTGCTTGAGCGATTCGTTTCTCAGTCTCCTGAAGGCCAGCATTTGCGAAGTCCGTAAAGGTGGCCTGCGGTGCGTAATGAAAGAGTTCGCCTTGAACTGGTGCCGTTTTAGGGCCGGTCTTGCTCTTCAGTGTCATTTCCTACTCCTTTTGTAAAACTTGAATGGATTTTGAAAAAATTAGTTCGTAAACTGCTGGCGCACCAAGGAGATGCCGGCGATTGCGAGGTGGTCTAAGCACCCCGCCTACCCTTCGCCCTGCCAAAATAGCATATTTTCAATCTTTTTAGTGGCTCGATACGCAAAAAAAAATTCCTTATCCTGACTAACGCAAAAAAAAATTTTCTTATCTGAATCATCTACAAAAAAAATCAACCCTGCCTGTTTGGCATCCTTCGGCCTCTGCCGGTGGTGTACTTGTTATCGTGCGCTGTCTTGCGTACATGGCATGGCCTGCATAAACTTTGAAGGTTGTTAACATCGGCAGGCTCGCCGCCTTTGGCTAATGGCTTGATATGGTCTACCTCGCTTGCGAGTTCTATCGTGCCAAAGAGTTCGCATGATCGACACAATGGATGATTACTTATGAACTCCTTGCGTATCTTTGACCAGTTACTCGGATACAACTGCCTGCGCCTGTTGTGCTTGGCAACATCACCGGACTCGAACAACTTTTTTGGTTGGTGGCTATTCATGCTATTAATCATATCGGCTTACTATTTAATTATCAAACGAAATAGGTGGCGCTATGTTCAGTAGCGAGAACAACATATCAGCTTTGGCAACGATTAACTCCACTGAATCAAAGTCATAGACTTCATTTCTTACCTGTTTACCTAATGAAGATAACGCCGCGATAATGGTCTTCTCGAATGACCTTTTACATGGCCAAGAGCGCACAAGCTCGGCGGTAGGTGCTGCGGTGCGGTGTTGTCCTAGTCTCTCTTCTACATTGCTGGCAAAGCCAACTTTAAGCCTGCCCCTGTTGTACTCAGGCACCAATGCGATTATGTAGAAGAATCCGTTTTCATTGTGTGATTTGTTGGTTAATGAATCCTTAAGCCTTGCGAGGTCAGCGGCCTTGATGGCGCTAAGATACATATTCTTATCGTTCTGGATCTGAACAACTTCTATTTCTAGAAACTCTGTACGGCTCTTAACGGTCTGGTAAGTTACTCCAATTTCTTTTGCAATATCGCGCAAATTGTAAAACTCATCCATTATTTTACACCTCGATTATTTGGATTAGGTGGCAGGCTTCAACAAGTTTCTTTTTGATTTTGTAGACTGGTGTTCTGAATCCTTTAACATCAACAACGCAATAAACTCCCTTCGAATCTAAGAAAGTGAAGTCTGCGAAGTAGCTGCAAATTAGCTTACCTTCGATAACGATTTTGAATTGTACTTGTGTTTTTAAGTCTTTGATTTGACCGGCTTCTTCTAAAGCTCGGTAGATTAAATAGTGTTTCGCCTCTTTTTTTGAGGCGAAGGTTTGGCCATGAACGGTAGTTCGTTTCGCTCGGTATTTAGGGCGTTCGCTGTATCCCATTAGCACCTTGCCGTTTCTTTTACCGAGTCCGCAAGCGCAAGATACGCTGCGGCATCGAGTAAGTTATCGTCCTTATGATCATTTGCGTTTCGTGCCAGCTTCAACATTACCATCATGATTGCAACATCGTATTCGCTTATCTCAAATTCAAGGTGCATCGACCAGAGAATCGAAATCCTTTTCAAGTTCTCCGCTGGAGTTCCATAAGCATGGCCTCTCTGGTCAATGGTCGTTTGAACTAAATTAAGAAACTTCGGTATCGAATCCATGATTCACCTTCTTATCTAGTGCGTTGAAAATTGGTAAGCCAAGCTCGGAACGCTTCAAGTAAACTTCAATCCGTTCGGTAGTGCCTGGATATGTTTGCGTAGGCTTATTTGCGGTCTCACCGTTAAAATCCTTGCCAGCGGAAAGCTCCTTTGGTATCTGCCGGTGGTTGTAGGCCAATCCGGTAAACGGCGAGATCATTGTTTTTATCAAGAGTTCCTCGGTATTTTCTTCGCCTTCGTGGTTTTCGTCTGGCATCGTGTTTTACCTTTTGAAATCTGCTCCTTTAACTCGTCGATCTCTTCGAGAAGCTTCATGATTATCATTGGCGCTTCTGCGATAAACTGACCGTGTCGCTTATCATGTTCTTTGTCAGTGGCAAGCCAAACAAGGCAATTGCCGTATTTGTCAAAAACTCTATCGAGATCCTTTGAAGCTTTAAAGCTCCAAGGGAAATTTGCAAGGCCTTCCAACTTATCCAATATTTTTTCATGTTGCATTGATCAAAACTCCTTTTAAAAATGCGTTGATCGAATCCTAAACTGCATATTTGTAACTACAATCTCAATCCTTTAATTATTTTTCCGAGCCATTTTATTTCTTCTAGTAATCTTTTATTTTTGATTGCCTCTTTATTTTTCTCATCTCGGAGGCGCTTAACTGTTGCCGCCAGTCTCAGAAATTTATCGGCATTAGCTGCAAGGCTTTTGCCTAGGCAGTTCTTACAAATTCGACCTTTCGTAAATCTGGTTATCGTTGCTCGTAAGCATTTTTGGCAGATTTCCTTGCGTACTTCCTGCACGGCTTTCGATAAATCCTGCATCAATTTCATCGTTCATTCTCCCTATAATTTTGAGTTGTAGTTTATCTAACACCGAAAGATTGACGCCTACTTTGCCGTCCAAGTTGCGAGCGAATGCAAATACTTCATTCTCGCTTACGGTCTTTTGCCAGTAGTCTTTTACGTGTTTGCGCCAAAACGGATTTACTCGGCGCTCGTATTCGACCAGGCCCATAAGCGGCTGATCTTTGATGTTCTTCGTATTGCGGTATCTGTAGCCATCGGTACAACTGCACCAAACGAACGTAAATTGGACTCCAGTCCATTCGCCATCGATTACTTGCCTAGGCTCTGGAACGGATACCAATCCGCAACCAGCTCCACAAGTTGTGCAAGTTCCTCGCTGGTCATCGTCGATGACTGCATAAACCTTCTTTTCTCGTAGTCCGTGTAAAATGTTGTTTAAAGTCTTCAAGTGATTTTCCTTTCCGAAAACATCTTTGGTGTTCATAACCATTTTTTCGGATACTTCTTCAAGCTCTGCCAAGGTTACGCCGTACTTGGTTTGAATCGTGGCCCATTCCGCAAGGCATTCCAAATCTGCTGGCATTGTCCAGGCAAAGCGGCTGGCGTGTTTCTTAGTCCAGCTTAATAGTTCTGAGAGTGTTGGTTTCATGATTAGTTTCCTTTCCTATTTCTTTGAACGTCACAGCAAAAAAGGCTTCGAGTTCATTGTTTTCAGCTTTAAGCTTCTCGTTTTTTCTGGCTGCGGTTAGCAATGAGCCCTTGTGATTGGATAAAGTCGTTCGGAGAGTTTTTAGCGTGGCCTTGATTTGCTTTAGCTCGTCTCGAAGTTTCTTTAGTTCCAAAGTGCCTTGCTCTGAAAGATTTAGGCTTCGTGTATAGCAAAGATTGCAAAGGTCTTTGTAGCCGTACATTTTGATAACTTCTTTGCCGCATTTAACGCAGTTGATTGGCCGTTTCATGATTGAATCTCCATGAGTTTATTTCGTAAGAAGTCTTCGGCATCAACTGGCGCCGCTTTGGCTGGTCGTGTTCGTGGTAGATTTGCTGTAGGCGCTTTGTTGTTTTCGTTAGCAATCCAATTGCTCAAGAATCTTGGCATTCCTTTTGCCGTCTTCCTGCGCTCTGGATTGTTTTCCGTCCAGAACCAAGCGACGCGGACAATGTCAAGAACTGGCAGGGCTGGAAAGGCTTCGCGAGCTGTTGCCAAGAATTGTTCGGTCAGGCTCCAAGCTTTTTCTTTTCCATGACATTTAAAAATTATCTCAGGCTGGAATATTTTTTCTGCTTTTTCTTCTACTTCTTCTAATACTCTACTCTCCTCTACTCTAGTTACCGTTTTGTTACCATCCGTTGGTAACGCTTCGGTAACGCTTTGGTAACGCTTTTCAGTTCGTTTCTGTATGGTTTTTCGTTCTCGATAAGCGCTTTGTTTCTCGGCAGAACTTAACGCAACATTATGCTCTAGAAAGAACTTAGGGATTATTACACCCTGCATTTCCTCGCTGTATTCCGCCCATCCAACATACTCCATAGCAAGCCCTACATCTGGAGCGCCTGCAATGCCATCAAGGTCAGATAATGATAAAAATTCTAGGAAGCAATCGCCATTAGGTAACGCCTTGCCGAACTGGCGTAACCGTGACCAGGTAACGGAAAGTAACGCGCCCGTTACCATTCGTAACGCTTTTTCTGAAGTTACATTGTCTCCGCTAACCTCGCAAACCTCCGGCGTTAGCCAATTAAGGAAGTTGATTGAGCGTGACAAATGCTTGGCCATGCCTATTAATTTTGGTGATTCGAATAAGCCGGAACGGAATTTGATCCAATCATTAGCCATGTTTCACCTCCGCCATTTCTTCGTATTTCTTCATGTTCTTTGCCACCGTTGAAGCTATCTTTTTGAGCAAGTCAAACTCGCTTGCCTCCCATTGATTTCTGCGCTGAGAATCGCCCATAAAGTCAGGCGGAAATTGATCGTTTAACAGCGTCAATTTGTGGTCTTCAAAGGCCTGTTCGTGGTCATCTAAGAACATCTTGACTAATACGCCTGTTCGCTCGGTAAACGGCAAGAATTCCTCGTATAGATCAATCCAAGAGCGTTGCGTTACCTGTCCGCTGTCGTCCTGCCAGTAACTGCCGTTGGTGTAATACCAAGCGTGATAGCATTTTTTTCGATAATTTAGATATTTATTGTTGACTGGCATTGCGAAAGTTACTTGCCTGAATTCGAGAATATTCATTTCTTAGCTCTTGAGGTTGTGGATCTTTTGGATATTAACTACTTAGCAAACCTTACGCTTTTAGGTGGCACCTTCTCAAACGCAAGGTATTCAATCAATTGCTCGGTGGTAATCTCTACTGAGTTCCAGAAGATTTTTCCATCTTCTGGACTAGTTTTTTCAAACTTCAAATAGACAAGGCCTTTGAAGTGCGGATCATTCAAGCAATTCCTAGCGATTTTCGATAGTGAATTGTTTTGCTCTTCTTTAACCTCATGCATCATGTTCTTAGTTTCAATCAGAAAATAACTGCCAGCGGTATTAATTCCATCTTTGCAAATCCAAATGAAATCCAAATCGGTGGTAGTGAATCCTTTATCCGAACTAAGTTTTTCAACATTCCTAATCCAGTTGGAGAATGGCGTCCCTTTGCCGTATCTTCTTTGAATAGTCATTATAAACTCCTCCAGCGTGTACCGTGGATTCGTGTCTTAGCCATATCAACATTATTTGATTCAAGGTCAATACCTTCGAATAGGCAACCATGCTTCAGAGCTGCTACGCCTGTGGTGCCTGCTCCAAGAAACGGATCAAAGATAGTTTGTCCTGGTAGGCAAACGCCTGAGATAATGGAAAGCATCCCAGATTCAGATTGGCCCCATTCATGAAAGCTTTTATCGTTGGCATCACTAACGAAGACATCGCCAAAGATTTTACCTTTGTACTTGCTACCCTTTGGAACGAAGAACAATAAAGGTTTCCAAGTTGAATTGACTTGGCGTGTTCTTAGTGGTGTTGGCTGGCCTTGTGTCAAATATGCTGCTGTCCAATAGTAATCAAGGTGCCTAGACATGAGCGTATAAATACGATTTACATAAGATTGACCACACATCACGATTAATAGCCCGTCAGGCTTGAGCCAATCATCCGCTGCTCGTTCTGCAAGCGTTTCGTAAAGGTATAGAAATTCTTCCATATACGGAGGATCGCTAATTATGTAATCAAACTGCTTTTCGTCAGGCATTTCGTAGGTTTCGATATTGCCAACGCTTACTTTGTACCGGTGATCTTTTGGAACTGTGGCGGCTTCTTGAACCATCTTGGCGCGAATTTCCTTAATTTCCTCGCCTCGTATTTCCTTCTTGGCTTCATGAACGGTAACCTCACCGGACTTGATGCGTTCAAAGGCTTCTGGATTATTCTTCTTGATGGCTTTGGCATCGCTCACCATCTTGCCAGAAACTCCAACAACGGAAGCGGCTTGATCTCTGGCTGGTGGTTCTCTTTTCTGCTGTGGTAAATTTACCACAGCAGAATCTATTGGTTTTCGAGGCATCCTTGCCTTCGCCTCCGCTGCAAACATCGGTTCAATCTCCACGGCAACCGCTGCTCTTTGGCTTGGGTCAAGTTGTCTGCGTCTTAGGTTGGCGCTGATCACAAAGCCAACTGGCGAATCGCCTCCGTACTCCATTGACTTAGGCTCGATGCCTGCAAGGATGCAAGCTGCCAGGCGGTTCCTTCCGTCCAGCAATTGGCCTTCGTAAGTGACGATATGGTTTTGTAATCCACGCTCGGTAATGTCTTTGGCCAAGTCTCTGATTTCTACATCGGAAAGCATTGGAAAGATTTCGGCGGCTGGATGAATCTTCAATTTAGACAGACTGGTTAGAAGCGTTGCCATTTCAATTAATCCTTTATAAGTTCGTGAATCCATGCCTTAAAACTTTCCGTTACTTCACTTGAGCAACTTCGAATCTTTGTCGAGTTTTCGTTTGCTGGATCAAAAACATACAGCATCTGATAAGGTATGACCGTATTTCTAACTTGAAAATCTTTCGACATTGCAAGTGATTTGTGGAACGCATGACCAATAGCAGGCATTTCCAAATAGTTTGCCAGTCGGAGGTTTCTGTAAAGGGTCGTTACATACTCCTCAGATCCACTATGCTTGGAGATGGAATAGATTAGAGCGGAAGTCACCGAGCCTGAAGAGAAAAATTTAACATTAGCCTTCCCTGCATAAGTTTCGAAAAGTTCTGAAGTTTTCAAAATAACATTTGTTATTTCGGCATGATTAAATTTTGGCGCATGATGATTAATTAACTTTGAAAGTGTAGATATAAAAGCAGAATATTGCCTACTTATCCTATAGACATCTGCCAAGTTTCTCCTAGAGTGCGTATCAATGGCAGTAAAGGCTTCAGGTTCAATATTCCTTGTAACTAGGATAGGCGTATCTATACCAGATTTTGCAATTGCTAAAAGTCGGTGCTGGCCATCAATCAGCCTGCCGTTTACATCAAATGCGATACCTTGGTGAGTTACTACCCATTCACCTTTTTTGATCAAATCAGAAAGCCATAGGACATTCTTTTGCCTAATTTTTCGATTATCGAAATTTGATATTTCTATTATCATTGTTGCCTCTTTAGGCGTCATCACTTGTAATTTCGTTTCAACTGCCATCTCTAAAACTCCTTTAAAAATATAAAACAAACACAATGTTAAAAAACTTTGCCTGCCAGTTTTAACCATGACATCCGTTCGGGATCACTTGCGTTTTAAAACGGTGCCACAAAGGCAGGCAAAGAAACGCTTAAAAATTAGAAGGGCAAATCATCGTTGCTGGTTGGTGAAACCAGATTAGATAAGCCGTTGATTTGTAGTTCGTGCCAATCTTGGCCGTTTGGATTTGTTCGCATCGATTTCAACGCCGTAACCATTTTGCCAATGATCTGCTCGCCAACCGTGGCAAGCTGCGCTTCCAGCTCTGCCGCTTCGATGATTCCGGTTACTGGATCGGCCCAAGATTCTACTTTCACGCCAACAACTTTTAGCTCTCGCATAAGAATATTCTTTCCAACTGCGTGACTAAGAAAATTCAATTTGTGAACGGTCTTTCCGTTTATCGGACTATCGGCATCAAGTGCGAGAAGTTCAAACTTGAAGGCCTTCTTCTTCGATTTCGTTTCGTGCGGATAGGCCGCAACGATTTTGAAGTTGTAAGTGCCTGCTTCAAGCTGCTCGAGCATAGGTTTAAAGGCTGGTCGATCTGTACTAAGATCAAGTGTAAAACTCTCATCCATAACTAAAAACTCCTAAAAGGTTAAAAAACTAAACTGTGACTTTGGATTGCAAACTTGTTAATACTTTGGAGCCTTGCGCTCCGGTCAAGTCCTTAAGTGCTTGGACTTGGTAATGTCCGTAAACCTTTGGAAGATAATCTTGGCCAAGATTAAGCTGGTCGATAAGTGAAAGGATTTGCGTTTGCTGTACGCCGGAAATCATAATGGTAGCGTCTAAAACTTCCATCGCCTCCGCCACCAGTGCGGCCGCTTCGCCAGCTTGCAGGAAGCTCTTGAACTCGTTTGCAAGTTCGATACCAGGCTTATCAAAGACTTTGTCGGCAAGGCTTTTGATTCTGCTTTTGGTAACAGCAAGCTTGTGATTGACATCCAACTCGCCTACGAAATCAAACTCGTATTCCATGCCGTCGCGCTGGATAGCGGCCAAGCCAACTTTCTTGATCTGCGTGGCGCCGTTTTTATCCTTATCCATTATGTAATCTGTCTTCGTTCGCATGGTGCAAATGATGTGCGCTCCTGCGCCTACGATGCTATCGATAAGCCGGTTGTGCAAAGGCGTTACATTTCTCCAAGCCGTAAAGGAATTACCTTTGCCTCTGCTCGTTTCTTGATCGACCAGTTCCAAGGCGCCGCCTTTACCAACCCAAGCATGAGATAAGGAGTCCACAACAATCGTCTTGAAGCCTCCTTTAACTGCGGCGGCAATGGCTTCGATGTAATTCGAAGGATTGAAATCCTTAAGCTTTAGCGTGGAAAAATCAAATTCGCCTGCGTACATCTCAGCGGAACCATGCTCGGTATCGATTAAGGCTATTGGCTGGCCAATGCCGCTGGCGAGAAGCAAAGATGTGTAAGTTTTTCCACTTCCGGCAGGGCCGAGAATGGCAAGGCGTAGCTTGCGATTTGAAACAGCGGCTTTCTTAAATTCAAAACTCATATCTTAATCTCCTTCGATGCTAAAAAGTTTTTTAAGTTCTGTGCGTCTATTGCTTGAGCGATTACCTCGGAATAACTCTGGTATCTGCGTCCGTATTCCATCCAGCCCATGATTGGATTAAAAACATAAGGCCTCCATTGAACGCCATTTTCTTCCGAATAATAAAGATTAACTTCGGCTTGAAACTTCTCGCCGGTAGGCAATTGAAAATCAAACCATATCCAAGATGGATGATTTGACCGGTCAACCAGGCATTGCGCTATCGCTGGTTGCAATGATTGGATGAAAGCATCTGCGCATTCTTGGCATTTTGCTTCATGTGCAACATCTTGAACACGCTTCTTTTCTACTGCATCTGCCACAATTTCTTCTATAGTTTGCATGGACAATTCTCCTTAATAGCTAGTTCTGATCTTCGGATTTTCATTTCTGGTGGTGCATCAATACCGATTGAAACTTTGCCTGCTGACAGGTCGGTGATGGTAACGGTGATGCCACCAATCACAATAGATTCGCCAAGTTTTCTGCTTAAAATCAACATTTTTGATCTCCTTTGTAAATAAATAAACAACAACATAGGTTCCTACCTCTCACGACAACAAGCCGCCGGTTCTGTGTGTTACTTACGCCAGGCTAGTGGCATAACTATACCGAGTAGAAACCCATGTAGTTGATTTGGTTAGCGGCCGGAAGGCTCGCCAATGCGTGATCTGTTAAACTGATCAATCCATTCATCAGTTGTGTGCCAGTCGGCAGATATTTTGACCGCGCGAAGCTTATCTTTGCGGCACATCCTACGAAGCCATTCTAATGATGCTCCGTCAGGACTTCTTGATCCTAGTATCGCCGTTTGAAACTTTCTCAGCGGCTTCAGCAAGTTGTAGTTAGTTGTACTCATATAGTTCATTTAATCACGGAGTTTAAAAGTTCCTAGAGTGAAAATAAAATTAATCTGAAGATTATTAACTAGAGACTAGATTTATCTTTAATTAGCATGAAAGCTCTAAAAGCTTCGACCATTTCGTTGATTTGGTCTTCCTGATGATCTACCTTTAAAGCACTGTAAAAGTCTTCAAAGCCTTCTGCTGAGATGTCAAAATCAAGATGTCTGACAACTGCACCGCCACGATAAACAATTAATACGGGTATGCCTTTTTTTTCATCGATAGGCCCAAAGTCGAGATTTATTACATCGGAAAAAGCTTTCGTAAGATCCTTTTCGAAGATTCCAGTAATCAAAAGCGAGTCCATTGGAAAATCGCCGTTCGCTCGTTCTCGGAATGCTGCTGCTGGCAGGCTGCACCCTGAAATCGCCACGATTGCAGATGGTGCGTCTGTAAGTGGATTTTCGATTTCGCCTGCAATAAACTTTTTCATGGTCTCGGAGATGCGCTGGAAGTAGTAAGCGTATAAAAGTCCCTGCTTATTTCGCATGACATTGCCGGCAAACTTTTTAAGCGTCAATAATTCCATTTT